TTTCAGGTCACCGCACTGGAATACAGCGGCAGTCACAATGGCGAGGCCACCTATGAGGTGTCTTTGGCCTCGGCGGGTGCCTTGCGCTTTACCGCTTTGGTGGCGTGATGGGCAATCCGTGGCGTGGGGATGTGCGTTTGGTCATCAATGGTCGGGCACGCGTGATGCGTCTGACCCTTGGTGCGTTGGCGGGTCTGGAGGCGGCATTGGCCGAGCCGTCGCTGGTTGCTTTGGTCGAGCGGTTTGAGCAGGGCCGGTTTTCCAGCGGTGATGTGTTGGCGTTGCTGCGGGCTGGATTGCAAGGCGGGGGCTGTGACATCATCGCCGCCGACTTGGATCATGCGGAGATCGAGGGCGGCCCGATGGCGGCGGCCCGAGCGGCTGCTGAGTTGATTGCCCGTGCCTTTGTGACCCCTGCGCCATGAGTGTGCCTGCGGGATTGGATTGGCCTGCGTTGATGCGGGCCGGGATGCAGGGTTTGCGCCTGACGCCAGATGCGTTCTGGGCGCTGACTCCTGCGGAATTGCAAGTGATGCTGGGCGATCCGGCGCAGTCTGCCCCGCTGCTGAGCGATGGGCTGGAGGCGTTGATGGCCGCCTGGCCTGACACAGCCTGACGATGAAGGGGCCAACCATGAAGGGGAGCCTGTGATGAGCGACTACAGAGACGAGATTGAGGGTCTGGAGGACACCACCGACGGCCTGCGTCAGACGCTGGATGCCACATCGGTGATGGTCACCAGTTTTGACAGCGAATTGCGCCGGATGCGCGAGAGCTTGTCGGCCACTGGCAAGGACGTTGCCAGTTTGGAAAAGGGCATGTCGCGCGGGCTGCGCAAAGCGTTTGACGGGTTGGCCTTTGATGGGATGAGCCTGTCGGATGCTTTGGACACTGTCGCCAATTCGATGATCAACGCGACTTACAATGCCGCGATCAAGCCGGTGACGGATCACGTGGGTGGTTTGCTGGCCTCGGGTGTGGGTGGGTTGGTGCAAGGTCTGTTGCCCTTTGCCGATGGTGCCCCGTTCAGTCAGGGCCGTGTCATGCCCTTTGCCAGTGGTGGGATCGTGAGTTCGGCCACCCCATTTGGCATGCGTGGCGGCATGGGGGTGATGGGCGAGGCCGGTCCTGAGGCCATTATGCCCCTGGCCCGTGGCCCGGATGGCAAGTTGGGGGTGCGCGGCGGCGGCGGGTCATCCCCGTCGGTCGTGATGAACATCACCACCCCGGATGTGCAGGGATTTGCCCGATCCCAAAACCAGATCGCCGCCCAGATGAACCGCGCGCTGGGCCGTGCCAATCGCAATCGTTAATTCAAGAGGGGAGCAAGACACATGCAATTTCACGAGGTTCGTTTTCCTGCATCGCTTAGCTTTGGGTCTGTCGGGGGGCCGGAGCGCCGCACCGAGGTGGTCACGCTGGCCAATGGATTTGAGGAACGCAATACGCCCTGGGCCCATTCGCGCCGCCGCTATGACGCCGGTTTGGGGATGCGGTCGCTGGATGATGTCGAGACGCTGATCGCGTTTTTCGAGGCGCGTATGGGTCAGATGTATGGGTTTCGCTGGAAGGACTGGTCGGATTTCAAATCCGCTGCTGCCAGCGCAAGCGCGACCTTTGAGGATCAGACAATTGCCCAAGGGGATGGTGTGTGCGCGGGATTTCCCTTGATCAAGACGTACCGGTCGGGTCCGCATGCCTATGCGCGCCCCATCACGAAGCCTGTGTCGGGCACTGTGCATATCGGCCTTGGTGGCGATGAGATGAACGAGGGTGTGGATTACGAGGTTGATCTGGATCGCGGGGTAATCACCTTTCAGCATCCTCCCGAACGCGACGTCGAGATCACCGCAGGGTTTGAGTTTGATGTCCCTGTCCGGTTCGACACGGATCAAATCCAGACGTCGGTGGCCAGTTTTCAGGCCGGCAGCGTGCCTAATGTTCCAATCATCGAGGTGCGTGTGTGATGAGTGGGCAGAGCGATGCATTTCTGGCGCATGCGGCCAGTGGTTTGACAACATTGTGCCGTGCTTGGGCGATCACCCGCCAGGATGGTACGTCGTTTGGGTTTACCGATCATGATTGTGAACTGGCCTTTGAGGGGATCACCTTTGCCGCCCAGACGGGATTGAGCGCGTCGGCCTTGGCCCAATCCACGGGCCTGAGTGTTGACAATACCGAGGCGCTGGGCGCGCTGAGCGATGCTTCTGTTCGCGAGGATGACATTGAGGCGGGGCGGTTTGACGGGGCGGATGTGCGTGCGTGGTTGGTGAACTGGGCTGATCCCAACACCCGCTGGCTGCAGTTTCGCGGCACAATCGGTGAAATCCGCCGCACAGGCGGTGCGTTTCATGCCGAATTGCGTGGATTGACCGAGGCGTTGAACCGCCCCCTTGGCCGGATTTATCAAAAACCTTGTACCGCCGTTCTGGGCGATGCGGGCTGTCGGTTTGATCTGACGCGCCCCGGCTATCGCTATGAGGGTGTGGCCGATCAGGTGACGGAGGCCCGTGTGTTTAAGTGGCTTGATCTGGCCGGGTTTGATGACGGTTGGTTTCAGCTTGGTCGTTTGGATGTGTTGAGTGGTTCTAGCGCCGGTCTGTGGGGCATGATCAAGAGCGATACTGTCGAGGACGGTATTCGCCGGATCGCCTTGTGGGAGCCGATCCGCGGCGGCCTTGACCCATTGGATCGAATCCGCCTGACTGTGGGGTGCGACAAGCGGTTCGACACCTGTCGGCTGAAGTTCGACAATGCACTGAATTTTCAGGGTTTCCCCGACTTGCCCGGGGACGATTGGGTTATGGCTTATCCCACCAGTTCCCGTGCCAACACTGGGGGGAGTTTGCGATGACTGTGCCCACCGCTGCCATTGTCAGTGAGGCCCGTGCCTGGATCGCCACCCCATACGTGCACCAGCAGGCCACCAAGGGGGCTGGTTGTGACTGCCTTGGCCTTGTGCGCGGTGTGTGGCGTGCTGTGATGGGCACGGAGCCTGAGCGTCCGCCTGCCTATTCCATGGATTGGTCAGAGCCGCAGGGCGAGGAGCGGTTATGGGCTGCTGCCTTGCGCCATTTGCGTCCCAAACCGCTTGGTGATGCGGCCGCTGGCGATGTGCTGTTGTTTCGGATGCGCGCCCGCGGGGTCGCCAAACACCTTGGCGTTCAGACGGTCATCGGCCCAGAGGCGGCGTTTGTGCATGCCTATAGCGGTCATGGCGTCGTCGAAAGTCGGTTGAGTGCCCCATGGGCCCGCCGTGTCGTTGCCCGTTTTGAATTTCCCGATGAGGAGGCCAGCTGATGGCGACTGTTATTCTTTCTGCTGTGGGTGCTGCGATTGGTGGATCGCTGGGCGGGACGGTTTTGGGGCTGTCGTCGGTTGCGATTGGCCGTGCTGTGGGTGCCACCTTGGGCCGTGCCATTGATCAGCGTGTCATGGGCCAAGGATCTGATGTGGTTGAGCATGGCAAGGTGGATCGGTTTCGTGTGACCAATTCGGGCGAGGGGGCCGGGATATCCCAGCTCTATGGCCGCATGCGGTTGGGCGGGCAGGTTATCTGGGCGTCGGATTTCGTTCAGACCGTTGCGCAAAGTGGCGGTGGCAAGGGTGTCCCAAGCGCCCCTGCGACCCGCACCTATAGCTATTCGGTGAGTTTGGCGCTTGCCGTGTGTGAGGGCGAGATCACCAGCATTGGCCGCGTCTGGGCGGACGGTGAAGAAGTTGCGACCAGTGATCTGAACATGCGCGTGTATACCGGGTCAGCGGATCAGTTGCCCGATCCCTTGATCGAAGCGATCGAAGGGCAAGGCGTGGTCCCGGCCTATCGCGGTACGGCCTATGTCGTGATCGAGAGCCTTTCGCTGGCTGATTTTGGCAACCGGGTCCCGCAGCTGTCTTTTGAGGTCGTGCGCCCCGAACAGCCCGGCCAAGACGGTACCGAGGACGAAATGACCCGCGCCGTGCGCGCCGTCGCCTTGATGCCGGGCACGGGCGAATATGCGCTGGCCACCACCCCGGTCACTTACACCAACGCCGCGCGCAGCAAATGGAGCGCGAACGTCAACAGCCCGTCGGGTCAGACGGATTTTACCACGGCGATGGATAGTCTGGCCCATGAGTTGCCCAATTGCGAGGCTGCATCTCTGGTCGTGTCCTGGTTTGGCAACGATCTGCGCTGTGGGGAATGCGAGCTAAAGCCCAAGGTCGAACGAAAGGACATAGAGGCGGAGAACATGCCGTGGGTTGTGTCCGATCTGCACCGTGCGGAGGCAGAGCAGATCGCCATGGTGGATGACCGCCCGATTTATGGGGGAACGCCATCGGATGCGTCGGTGGTCGAAGCCATCGAGGCCATGAATGCGTCCGGTAAGGCGGTGATGTTCTACCCCTTTGTTCTGATGGATCAGGGGGAGGGCAATACGCTGCCCAATCCCTATGATTCCACTGCGGCCCAGCCCCATCTGCCTTGGCGTGGGCGCATCACACTGTCGGTTGCACCGGGTGTCACTGGATCACCGGATGGCACATCTGTCGCCGACGACGAGGTCGATGCGTTTTTCGGCACGGTCAAGGCCAGCGATTTTGATCTGGACCCGCCGCAGGGCATATTTTTCTTTCTGTTTGCGGACAAAGATGAGGTGGTGCGCTATACCGGACCGCCGGAATGGTCATTGTCCCGGTTCATCCTGCACTATGCGGCGCTATGTGCGGTTGCGGGCGGTGTGGATGCGTTTTGCATCGGGTCCGAGTTTCGTGGCTTGACCCAGATACGCGGTGCTGGCAATCGGTTTGTCGTAGTAGAGAAATTGCGTGCGCTGGCCGCTGAGGTCCGTGCCATTCTTGGCCCGGACACCAAGATTTCCTATGCAGCCGATTGGACCGAATATTTCGGGTATCAGCCACAAGACGGCAGTGGTGATCGGTATTTTCATCTGGATTCTTTGTGGGCTGATCCGAACATCGATTTCATTGGCATCGACAATTACATGCCTTTGTCTGATTGGCGCGAAGGCCGTGATCATGCGGATGCACTGTGGGACAGTATTTATGATCTGGACTATCTGCGCGCCAATATTGACGGCGGCGAGGGCTATGACTGGTACTATCATTCGCCTGAGGCGGATGCCGCGCAGATCCGCACTCCGATTGTGGATGGTGACCATGACGAGCCGTGGGTATGGCGCTATAAGGACATTCGAAATTGGTGGTCCAACCCCCATCATGAGCGAGCAAATGGTATCCGATCGGCTGTGCCCACAGATTGGCAACCCGGATCAAAGCCTGTGTGGTTTACTGAGCTTGGCTGCGCTGCTGTGGACAAGGGCACGAACCAGCCCAACAGGTTTCTGGACCAGAAGT